TTTTTAGACAATATTTCACATGCCATATTCACAATTTGGTAATTGGTATATTGACCAATCGTCTTTACTATAAACTCAAACTCGTTTGGTTCGCCTTCTTTGTTGATTTTATAGCATCGGTACGCGTCCAAGTAGTTGAAATTCTTCTTTTCAAATTCTATTTCTTCTTCCGTTCTGCCCTCGTCTTTATACGTTTGTAAATAAGCCGCCCACATGTTTTCTCTTGCTTCTGGATCAATCACATTATGATATGCGCACTTACTCACCGCATTATACATTCCGTTTTCTTTCGCAGTCGCTACCGAGAATTCCGCCGTCAGATTGATTTCTTCTCCGCGAATGGTAGGACCAATCGTCGGCCGTAATCGCAGGAAATCAATCGGACGATTCGTCTTATAGTCGTGGGGAAATATCTTAAGAACCTCCATTTTATCAATTGGTTGATCGTTTTTTTTATCTATCAAGTTGAAATCATCCGTTGTCACCCATCTCAACTCATTGTCCGTGTCGTTTTGCACCTTCACTTGTAAACGAAATCTTTCCGGAAAGTTCACCAAGTCGGAGGTGACAATCGGAATACAACTTAGCCGTTGTTTCACGATTTCGTTATGGAAGCGCGTTGTATTCGTCACGATTGTGCATTGGTTGATGTCACTCGTTTCTGTACGAATCACGACGACTGGGATATCCATTAGTATTGTGCGCCGAATGGCATTGGCTATACTTACATGAATGTCTTTCAGTATGAAATGAAGTTCACCATCGTCTTCGTAATCTTTCTCAATAGACATATTATTATAATACTATAGATTATGATAATAAACAGTTTCTCTTTAAATCAATTTTATGAAAACACGCCATCCTACTATACGAACCCGGATTGCGTATATGCCGGTAATGCTTTATTACCGGAAATGATATACAACCCTATAAGTAAAAACATGAACAATATCGGCATCAATACCAACACCCATGATACAATAGAGGCCCCGGAATTACAGATTAAATTCAATATCCATGTCCAAAACATGACATAAATCAGTTTCAGTAAAAAAATGAATAGTGTACTGGACGCTTCACATGAATAACTTCCAGCGCAATATTGTGAATTGCTTCCCGTGTTTTGCAGGCCCATTGCGATCAACGCCACAATTGAAATGACTAAATACACATATGCAGGAGTACATAATTTTGGTATTGTTATCTTTGGAAACTGCATGCTATAATATAATAGTATATATAGATGTTCCTAAACAAAATAAAAATTTCCATAACCATAACTCTGATTCGCTGGCTGGCCCCATGGCATAGATGGAGCTCCTGGAGTCCCTAACAGTTTAGACGTATAATGTAACACACTTGAAGACGGATCGCCTAAAAGACTCGCATTTACTCCTCCGCCTTGTCTGTGTCTGCGTCTGCTTTGCTTTTTGCGTTTGCTTTGCTTTTTGCGCTTGCTTTGCGTTTTGCGTCTTCTGCTTTGCTTTTTGCGCTTGCTCTCACCACCATGTATAAGAAGACCATTTTTCTGACATCCACAACTCATTATATATTATTTATCTATATTTAATTCTTACTCCACATCTACGTGCGTCAACATGATCCGTCGGCAACACATATTTGTCAAACCCAACGCGTCCAACACCTCTGCTTCCGCTGTTTGTTTCGTTTTCATGTCTTTCGTATAGTAAATAACTTTTTCAATCGGCTGTCCCGACTCCATCTTCTTCTTTCTAACTTGTTCAATATAGTATCTATATTTGTTTGCAATCACGTTGCCACAGGAAACGCATTTAATCGGAATAATCATGGTTATATATTTATATGACTTTAAATCTTTAAATGAATATTCAATTTTCTAATATCTTGTCCATAATATATAATATGACCTACTTTCTATTAAAATGCGGGATTTGTATCGTCATCATCATCGCAAGTACCTATATCGTCACGCTTCGCGAAATATTTACCGGCTTAACGACTGGTGCAAGCAATACAAGCAATGCAAATAATCCAAAATATGATTCCTTGAATACAAATATAAATACTGAATACCACATGACAGAGGAAGAAATTCGGAAACAGGAAAAACACAAAATGAATGTGATGTATATCAAGGACGATAGAGGTCGTCCGGTTGGAGTCAATATGGAAGCAACACAGAGTTTTCCGACTTATTTTACTCCAGGAGCTTTTCCTTTTAGCTCGGCCGCGTATGTTCCGTCATACGAAGATGCAATAGAATTACCCTTGTCAAAACAAAAACAATGAGGATGTTGATGTAGCTACCTTATACCCCTTCGTTGTTTTCACCCTGCGTTTCTGTTTCGTTTCCACTGACGATATCGGCGATACATCCTCATCATGATGTTCTTTCAAATGACACGATTCACACAAAGACATCAAATTCGCCGGATGATTTTTATGAAACCGGCCGTCTATATATCCATTTGTATCATCTGCTCTAAACTGTTCCTGTAAATGATGGATTTCCTCGCCTAAAATCTTCTGACATTCCTCGCATTTACCACGGATCTTTAACGCGTTGTATTTCGTTTGAGGATGAGACAAAGAACCCTCAAATTCTGGGAAGTGCGTTTTCCTGATTTGATAGGCAGTCTCCATAAACGACGGATCCATATACAACGACTTACATACTTCCAACCCGTAATTACACAATCCTGGACCGTCTTGCAAGATACGCTCGTACACTAAACAATCGTCCGCTTCATCGTACGATACTGCCATATGACAGCATCGTATTCTTTTCAGGGTATTCAATTCAGGGTATTCCACAATCTCGTGGAAATGTGTGGCCAATAAAAAGGACGATTTTCTCTCATGCAATCTCATCAGACTTGCCATCACAATACACATTGCCGAGGTAGTTTCAGTTCCAGAACACAGCTCGTCGCCTAAAATCAGACTATTCTCATCTGCATATTGATGAATCACACGAAGTTCCGACATTTCCACTGCGAAAGTGGAAAGTCCTTTGAATAGATTGTCTTGGTTTAATATCCGGGTATAAATGGATTTATATGGATGATAGATAAATGAAGAACAAGGGACATACATTCCTGCCTGCGCCATGATAACGACTATACCCAATGCCCGCATCAGACTCGTTTTACCGACAGCATTGGTTCCAAACAGCAGGATACCATCTGGTTCGCCTTTTCCGAGACAAATATCATTTGGGACGTATAATTCATCGCGCAGCAGTCTCTCAATAAGGACATGACGGACACCCTTTGCATCTATATACGATTTCGTTGCGTTTCTGTCTATTTTCGGCCGGCAATAATTATATTGTATCGCCGTCGCACATTTCGTCCACAATACATCTACTTTTGCCAAGATATGACCACATAGATCAATCGTTTCCATGAATTCCTTTTCCAATTCGCCCAATATACTCATGTATAGCGAATGGGTCATGGTATCTACTTCATATTTGAATTCTCCGATAGATTTACACAATGCATCGCATAGCGGGAAATGAATATCCATGGTATTTTTATTGACGGTATGATGAAATGTCACTTCTTTCCACTGAAACGTGACGCCATTCTCCAAGACCACGACTTGTTGCTCCATATTCGCAATCTTTTTTTGCAAGACTTCACTCCTCAATTTCGTCATTTGAAGGCTGACCCCGTGTTTGTCGCTCTGATTAAGTTTCACGAACTCGCCTTTTTTCTGAGAAGTCATTTGTTTTTCCAGAAACATCCATATCGTATTGAGTTGAGCCACTTGAGACTCGTGTTGATTGTACAGATGGTCTAATGCAGGGAACAGGCCCGACTTCAGGATCGGTGTCTCAACATCGAAATGGCTGCATTGTGTTTGTTGGATACAGTTTTCAAGAACGATTCTTGAATTAATAAACGTAATACATTTCTGTAATGCCCGGTCTGTTTTCTCGTAATTATCTGTTTTATCGTATTGACAATACGTATGCATCCAGGGCATGTCGGCCATACATGTCCATATTTGTTGTGTCGCGAGGATGGTTTGGTATAGTTTACAAAGAGATGCCGGGACTAATTTATGCGTGGTGAGAGACCAACTCAGACTGCTGATATCATATGTTTTATGGAGTGTTTTACGGAGCGATTCCATCATGTCTCTATTTTGGAGCCATAGATCCATGGCATTATATTCCGTGTCAAGAACATCCATATCAAATGTAGGGTGGGTCAACGCATGGAGAAACGCCCGGTTACCCATACGGGTGAGACATTTGTTCGTCAGGTCGTGAACAGATTGAGAAGCCAATATATTCAATTGCGTCAAGGTATGGTTCGCCAACAAGACGGTCTTCGTTTGATTTTCCCATACCGGCAGTTTCACGCGTTTACATAACTGGGGATTATGTTCTTCTAAGAAATGCATCAAAACACAAAACGATTGTGTGGCTAATTCATATGTTGAGAACTCGGCACATTGGGTCAATGCATCCGCGCCGAAATACTGAGATATAATATGACGACAATATATCTGTTTTTCTGCATTCTTGATGATATCCATATCCGGATCATAACGATGAATAAATACAGACTTGAGGCTCGGGACATAGGACTCCAGATTCGGGATTTGAGAGATGAGGATGAGTTCTTTTGGTTTGTAGATGGCGAGACATCTCTCAAGATCATCCAGAGAAGTTGCTTGTAGTTTCCCGTCTCCAATGGTATATTCCAATAAATAAGACTGATGTGTGACTATATTCAAGATCGCAATACCTAATACATGCTCAAATGCTGTCTTAGTCTTGTAAGTCTGTGTCCACACACACATCATATGGTTATTCCATTGTGTTTTGGTATCTGGCGGGACAGATGTGCCCGGGGAATAAATTCCTTCTAATTCGCGTTTCTTTTTCTTTGCGCCAGTGGACTGCATCTCTTCCAACTGGATAATCACCACGACGGTATAATTATGTTCAAGTAATCTCGTTTTGTATTTCTCCAATTGCCAGTCGCGAGTTCCGAACCCGGCCATGTACAATGCTTTGTTTTTATAAGACGCTTTCTTTTCCGATATTTGCATATCGCAGACTTGAGAGAACTCTTCGATGAGACTGCCCTGAATATGAGTATCGTCTGGGCCTTTATAGCCGTATACTTCATAAAAAGATCCGGATTGGAATAATACAATAGTATTGTTTACGCCGAGTTTTTCACGATAATGGTCCGACCGCGCGAAATACTCTTCCACCATTTTCATTTCTTCCCATTCATTGGTCATTTATTATTTGATTTGATTTAATCCGTAAATATATAGGAGTGAAACGTTTATATTCATCCATACCTAAATATATGCATCCGCAAAAAATTGAAGATGACAGGTAGAGTGGAGAAGAAGATATTAACAATCATGAATTTCATGGACGAATTGAAAACGAGATTTGCGGACAAAAAAGATATCGTATTTTTGGATGCGATGACGACGAAAAAAGATAATAGACCGTATATGATCTCTATTGAAGGGAACATTGGAGCGGGGAAATCCACTTTCGTGGCGGAATTGAAAATACTATATGCCGATAGAAAGGATATTGTATTTTTACAAGAGCCGGTTGACGCATGGGCGGAAATCACCCAAGACGGCAAAACCATGCTGGAACTGTTTTATGAAAACCAAAAAAAATATAGTTTCGCGTTCCAGGTCATGGCATATATGTCGCGATTACGGATGCTCAAGGAAGAAATGGATAAAGCGTTCATATCTGATACAAAAATCATCGTGATGGAACGGTCGTTGGACGCCGACCGGCATATTTTCGCGAAAATGTTGTATGAAGACGGGATGATTGAGAAATGTATGTATGAAATATATCAGCTCATGAGCGACGACGGATTGAAAGAATATTCGTCGGATGGCATTATCTGGCTGAATACGGGGGCGGAGGAATGTCATCGGAGGATTGGTAAAAGGGGAAGGGAAGGGGAGGAGAAGATAGGAATGGAGTATTTGGAGAAATGTGATCGGTATCATGGGGAGTGGTTATTATAACCGAACTTTGGTTTACATATCTATCAATATCTATCATTTCCGAATATGGTAAGTTAAGACCGTTACTTTCTTAGTTCAGATTAATTAGATGTCTTCCTCATAAATTTTCCTGTTGTGTTATTGTCTTGTTTGTTTTGGGACAGTTTCTTTGGTTTTAATTTGTGTTTGAGGAGAAGGTTCGCCAGTTGTTGCGACTGGATTAAAACTTGATGTGTCAATTTTTTCTGGTTTGCAAATCTGGTCAATTCCAAATTTGGCAAGATTGTCGGTAAAAGAAAGCGTTCCTAAAGGTGATGATGCATTATGAGAATCTATACAATTAATAAATTTTTCCATTTGAAAGGGATCCAGATCAGGTATTTTTTCGAGGTAATTTTTAAATGATGGCATTGAATTTAAAGGTGTCATTTGTATTGATTTATGTTTTTTATCGACAAATATGGATTTTAAGAAAAGTAACTCAGTTTGTATGTTTGCGACATTTTTTGTTTTAATGAAATTTTTTAAGGGATTGACATCAATATATTGGGTCGGTTCGTCGTAAAAACCATTGTCTATTTTGTCGACATCAGCTTTTTCGGCTATATTAAATACTGTAAAAATAACGATGTTAAGTTTGTTAAGTAGGTCTTTTTTTTTTGATTGATAACTTGATTTCGGTTCTGAGATTAACGTGTCAAAAATAGTTTGTATGATAAGAGAATTATCATTGCCACTCGTTCTTTTTTTTTGCATCATAAAACAGTTTTCCAGTGTGTTTTCATGACAATAATTATTCAAACAATTTGGATCAACATTTGGCGCAGTAAATAACGATCCTTTTGACTTAAAAATCATACTTTCTAATAATTCATTTCTTAAAAATGCCAAGTCACTGTTTATATATAGACCCTCAATCGCACGTTCCCCAATATTGTTTTGAATATCTGTTATTATATTAAGTTCTCTGCTAATTTTGTTAGCATTAATTATATCTTTATCCAGGGTTTTATCATAATTAGCGGAGAATTTTATATTCTTAAGTTTATTATAAAGTTCACTTACATGACCTTGACCTTTTTTATAAAAATTCGCCGGTATCATTTTTTGAAAGAAGTTTATGTGTTGATTATTAGCCTTTAGGTATTCCTCAACCATTTGCACATATTTTTCTTTTGACATAATCACGTCGGCATTATGTTTTAAATAATGAATTAATAAAAAGTTTTTATCGTCACCAGTCGTACCCATCCCTTTTGAGAAGCCTATTAGTCTACTTTTTTCATAATGAAAAACTTTCTTAGTTGGGTTTGTTATATCATGTTGTTCTATTTGGGAGCCATTTTCATTTAATTGAACAAATTTTTTTGTAAAGTCACGAATCCGACTTTTCTTTCCTTCTCCAAATGCGTTACCTTTTATTACATAATGTGGTGGGTCTAAATTACCTTCACGAATGGGTTTCGGATTATTGTCATAAACAATATTGTGCTGGTCTGTCAAAGGATAAAGGAATCCCTTACTTTTCAAATGTGTTTCAAGTTTTGTCGGGTCACCAGTAATTTTTATTGCCCATTCATTTAAGTTAGATTTTGGGTTATAATTATCGGTTTCTGGCAACATTGCAACAATTGTATCACAATCTCTATAATCGAAAGAATTTTCAACTCCTGCTAAATCTGCAACGATCATAGTCCCATAATTGTTGGATGAGTCTGAAAAATTCAAAAAGCACAATACATGCGACCTTGAACTTTCTTTATTATTTCGGGTTTGTTTTACAACTCTTTGTACTGTTATAAACTCCGTGATTTCAGCAGCCATGTTACCGAACCCAGTTTTTTTATTAAACATATAATTTTTTATTTTTGTTGATGCAACTGTTTTCTGTTTTTTATATAATTCTATGGTTTCAGCTTTAATTTTAATATTTGTTCGACCCATTTCACTTAATCTTTTCGCGATTTTATTGCACAATTCGATTGCAAACCCTGTTTTGTTTGTTTTATCATTATAAACTAACATTGTTGTTTTACCCGAACCACTTGCCCCATAACCAAACATAAAAACTATCTCTTTATTGATTATTTTGTTTTGGATTTCAATCCCGGTATTTAAATCATCTGTCATTTCCTCGATTTCATTATCAACCCCCGAACGACGTGGTTGAAAAATTTTTGTAAATCCACCAAAAGTAAAATTATTTGCTTCGGGGTTGCTGGAACTTAAAATGGTGGAAGGTATTTTTAAACTCAAAAACTGATTATCATTTGATATATATGGTAAATATGAAGTATTCCATTTTGTAGGAATTTCATCAGGAGAGACCCTGTTGTAATTGTTTATTTTTAAAATTGTCATAATTCGTTCAGAATTTATTTTTCGCATTCTATTTTTTAATAATTTGTCAAGTTTTTCTGACTTGAACTCGGTGTTTTTATCTACTAATTCCCATAAAAAATTCTTATTATTTGATAAACCTTTTTCCAATAAGTTATAATAAGTGTCAAGAACGTGTGATATCACGTCAATTCTAAATTCATTTTTTTCGTCAAAGTCACGCTTATTTTTAAAATAATCATATATTGCGATAAGATCCCCTATATGTGTTATATTACATTCTTTTGTGTATGGTGATTCGTATGATTCATCACCCCTTAATTTACGTACAAAGTATTCATAAAATGTAACTTTATTTTCTTCAAAGTTTTTTTCCATTACTCCATTTAAATCGTAAATTTGACGATATGCTTTTATCGCGTTTTCTAGTTTTATATGGTCGTCATATTCCGCGTGATCTTTCCATTGTTCATAATATGTATCTACAAATAAGAAACGAATAATATCATTAACTTTATCTAAACTAGTTACGGTTACGTCAAAACAATCACACCAAATACGTTTAAAACTTGTAACTTCAATACCTGCACTATCTTTTACTACCAAATCGGGTGACATTGCTAATAAATATCGAAAATCACCTTTGAAAAATTTTTTTATTTTATTATTTTTTTCATTTCGATCTTTATCAGTTAAATTGTTAAAACTGTATGGTTGAGATCCAAATAAAGTATGTGGGTTATCTTTATACTGTATTTCTTTTTCAGCTATGTAGGGTTTACTTATATCTTCTACTGAAATATCTATTTTACCCTCTCCTTTAAGCTGTAATGACTTTACAAGATTCGAAATAAGCGTGTCATGTTCTAAATTATTTTTTTTTGATATCGCGTCTACAGCATTTCTCAACCTTGCAATTTCTATTTCTTTTTCTTCAAGCTTTGAATTATACCTTCCCACTTCATCTGTTTCCTTTTTTGTTAGCGAGCTGACTTTATCTTCTAATACTTTTATCGTCGTATTGCTAATTTCTCTTTCTTCTTGTTTTGCTTTAGATATCTCCGTTTCTTTAAATAAAGAAGCTAGTTTTTCAATATCAGCATGTCCTATTTTTTCTTTCAATTCTTCACTGTTTAGAATATTACTAATCTCGCTTATTTGATTCTCTTGACGGGACAACTTTTTCTCATATAATTTTGTTAAGTTTTTATGAGATAAGGAGACTCGTTTCTTGAGTTCTTCTTCTAAAATTAAAATCAAATCGAATTTTTGCTCTTTGCAATATGTATAATACCTCATAAAAATTTCATCACTACTTGATAATGCAAATATTTTGTTTTGCTCAGTTATAGTTTGATCAGTTTCATCATTAAATGGCGCGAAAATTTTTGTCATAGAATCTATTTCTTTTAAATATCCTTCAATTACTAAAAACTTAGCTTCAAATTTTCCTTTTAAGAAGCTTGTCAATGAGTGTTGAAGCAAAAGATTATTAATCTTTGATTGAATACGTGAACTTTCTGTTGTGTATTCTGTTGTGTTTTCTTCTATCTCGTGGAATTCTATTGGATTTTCTTCATTTAGCGTATCTAAAGTAGTTTGAATATTTTTTTCTGGAGTAATGATTAATTCTGTATTTAAATTTTCTACATCTCCAGTGGAAACCGTTCCTAAAACGTTCTCCAAAAAAGCCGTATCTTGTTCTCGCTGCTTCACAATGAGCTGCCTTATAAATACTGACAAATCATCTTGTATACGCTTTGCTGTCTGACTATATTCACTATCGTCATTCTCCTGTTTTAGTTCCTTTATAAGTTTTTTGAGGTTATTATCATTTTCAAATATACTTTCAATGTCTATGTCTCCTAAATTTTCTGCTAGTTTTTCGTATGAAAAAGAATTCACATTCAAATTAGAACTAATCTGAATTGAATGCAATATCTTCCTTATACCTTTTTTTAATTGCTCCATGCCATAGACGAAATAACATTCCTGAACTAACTCGTTGTACATGGATTCATTATTTTCATCGTAGTCTATTTTGTCAGTTTTATAAATAAAATCATTGTAAAATACACAAATAGTGTTTTCCCTTTTTTTTTCAAACTTCATTAATGTCTTTGAAAATTCCTTAATAAACTTTTCGTGTTGGTCATGAAGTATGAGAAACTGCTGTTCTGCCTCGTAATTTTTCTCCTCTTGTATATAATTTTCTAAGCGTTCTAAATATCCTAATAATATGGCGGTGTGTGCCGCTGAGGCTTTTGTTTTTTCTTCTTCTAGTATTTTATAACTGGCAACGTCTTCTTCATCGAACTCATCATCATCATCATCATCAGCATCATCACCGGCAACAGCATTATCACCGGCAACAGCATTATCACCGGTATTTGCATCATCATCCCCGACATTCGATTCAAGATATTCAACACTAATTTTGTCTGTAAATGTTACTAAAGGCGTTTTTTTAATTTGTTCACATCTTACTTTGTCTAGCCCCTCTTTTGTTAGACTCGCAAATTGTTTAGAATAAAAAAAAACAGAATTATTTTTAAAATGAGACACCAAAGTCATGAAATACATTGACGGCATTTATTTTATGCTTATAAAATAAATTAATAATTAATACCTATGTACTATAATTTTTACTTTCTTAATTGTTTAATACGTTTCATGCTCTTACGATGTTTTTTTCCACCCCCATTAAAACCAAAAGATGCAATAATTCTTTTGGAAAATTCCTTATCAGAAAATTTAATAATTTCAGCTTGACCTCCATCACTGGGAATTTTTCTAATGAATAATTCGGGACTAAAGCTAGTTTGAAAATTCTCGGTTAGCTCCCAATTGTCTCCTTTTTTTTCGAAATCATTTACGGCAACTTTAAAAGGTTCCATCTCAAATGTGAACGATGCCATAGCGACAATATATTATGTATCTACATATTATTTTTAATTGTATCGGATCTAATTGCAGACTAAATGTTCATTCCAGGCGCTGAGTTTGTTATAACTGTTTTTTCCTTGAGATCCGAGTTAACTCCAACATTAACATCATTTAAAATGTTAACTATATCGTCAATGACTCCATCTTTTTTTACTAAATCTTCTAAAGAGATATCCACATCACCTAAATGAACCATACCATTTTCATAATTCTGTGGTGTCATATTTAAAATAATTACAGCGTATGATAAAAAATTATCATTGGAGATGATGATGGATTTATTTCCTCCTTTAAATGTAAATAAATGTTGAGTACATTCAGATTTTTGTGGTGTCAGTCGCTTTCCTTCCATTTTAATATCAAGACCGGTAGATGATTTTTTTGTTTCATTTAATAATAACTCGTTTACATGAGCGAGCTTGAATTTACCGAGGACAGCTTCTTTTATTTTATTAAGCAATATACTAACATCAACCACTGGTTTAACTTCTGCTGGAACTTCTCCTTGAATACTGAGTCCATTCAGCGTTTCTTTAATTTTCCCCGATACTGAACCTACGTCGACCACTGATTCAACTGTTTCTGCTGGAACAGGAACTTCTCCTTGAATACTGAGTCCATTCAGGCTTTCTTTAATTTTCCCCGATACTGAACCTACGTCGACCACTGATTCAACTGTTTCTGCTGGAACAGGAACTTCTCCTTGAATACTGAGTCCATTCAGGCTTTCTTTAATTTTCCCCGATACTGAACC